ACTAGGGCCGCTGCGCAATCGTGTTCGCTATAATCAAAGGGCGCGTCTGCCAGCGCTTCCAGCAACAGATCAATTAGCGCATCAACGCGGTCGTCGTCCGTGTCTGAGATAAAAAAGTCCACGGCTATTACACCGTGGACCAGTTGGCAGGAGAGGTAAAAAACCACATGCCCTGCACCTTAGACATCCGCCAGCTCTCCCGCAAGGGCCATATACGCGGCCGCATCTGTGAAGCTATCTCGCGACGCCTGTCCGTCGCCTGCGATCCGCGCGATTTTTAGCCACGCCATACACAAGCTCACCTGCGTTGCCGTCACGTCCGCGCCCAGTATGACCGACCACCCCGCCGCAATACGGGCAAAATTTGTGCTGGGAGGGCCATATTCATCGTTGCGCGCTCCGTTAATAAGGTCCGCCGCCTCCATCAGAATAGCCGTCCGTTCGTTGTCGTATTTCATATTATATCCCTTTTCATAAAAAGCTGGTGTGGTCCCAGCTTTTTGAAGGCTGTTTTTTCCCGCAGGCTAAGGCCCACACCAACTTATCCAGCTTTTTCGCCCTTTTTTCGAGGTCGAAGCTTTTCTACACCGTCATCATTTTATATCTCTCCCTGTTTTTGTTCTCTACTAGAAATGTTTTTATAAAAAACACTAAAAAAGCTGGATAAGTTGGTGTGGGCCTTACCCTGTTGAAAAAAACGCTAGGCAAAAAGCTGGGACCACACCAGCTTTTCGGGTCAAAAAGCTGGTGTGGCGCTGAAATCCGCGCTTTCAGCGGGTACGACACGGCACGCCCAGCCCCTCGCGCGGCGGTCAGGACGTCCCTTCGCGCGCCTTGTGACGTCGACTTGGCGCAAATTGTGGCGCAAAAGCTGGTGTAGGAACTTATTGCGTCCCAAAGCCCGGTAGCCGTTCGCGTTGCAAAACTCTTGATAGGCCGCGAGTATCTCGTTACTGCTCGACACCCCATCCATGACGTCGTCATAGCCCAACGCATCCGCGTCCACGCACTCCAAACACTCTTCAAAAAACTGCTGCACGGGATCGGCATCGCGTCGAACGGCCTCAAACAGCGCTTTCATCGCGGGCGACTTCGACAAGCGACCGCTCGCGGTCACGCGCCGCGCCCCCTCCAGCACCCAATTCAGTATCCCAGACCGCTCGGCCTCTAATTTCTCGAACAGGCGGTCGTCCTTGTGTTCGTCGCGCAGCCGATAGTTGAACGGGATCAAATGAAGCCTCCGCTCAAAACCGTGCGTGCGCTCTTTGACCAGCCCGTCCGTCGAGTTCATCGCCACGACCTGTTTAGGGACCGTCGCCAGCACGAAAGGCGCTCCATAAATCGCTCTAGCGGTGATGTCCTCGCCGCTAATCAGGTCTTTGAACGCGTCCGCCTCAAGCGAAGACGGCGTTAGCTCGTTCGTCAGGTTGATGAGCTTGCCAGCAAGCGCAGCGCGGGCGTACTGCCCCTCCGAACTGTCTTTGACCAGCACCTTAATGGGCTGCGCCGAATACCCAGACCGACCGACCAGCATTTTCAGCACTTTAAGCACGGTCGATTTGCCGTTCTCCCCTTCTCCTACAAACCCGATCATTTTCTCGAAGTTGCTGCGCCGCAGCATCAAATAGCCCATCGCATCTTGAAAAGCCGCTACGGTCTCCGCGTCGCCACACATGACACGGTCAACCACCACTTCCCAAACAGGGCAAACAGCCCCCGGCGTGTAGTCATAGTCTAAAACAGACGTAAACAGGTACTTAGGGTCGTGGGGCAGCTTGCGCACGCCGTCCCTGTCGATCCGCAACACGCCATTGCGCAGGTTCAGGTAGTCCCCAGCGTCAGACAGAACCTGCAAAGACATATTCTTCATGAAAAAAGCGTGAACGGCCGTTGTAAAAGCGTTTTCATGCGCCAAGACGGGGAAACCGCACTGCACGACCGCATCACGCACGAAGTTATGCCCCGCGGTCTTACCCGCGAACGCTTCCTCCCAATACACGCCATTATAACGCCTCACCTCGCCCTCAACGATACTCATGGCCTGTCGATCGGCCCGAACGCCCACAGCATACGACACCGCGGCTTCCTTCAAGTTCTTGGTCGCCTTGGGATCGGCCACAGCCTCCCCAAACACGCTTGACGCCTCTATGATGTCTCTCAAGGTCTCCTCGCGGGTCTCCACCACAGTCTCCGACGCCTCTGCCTCAAACGGGTTCTGCGGTACGATCAGGGTGTGGCCGCATCGGCCGCCTGCGCAGTGATACAAGACCGCTCCGTCGTCTGTCTGGGTGACGAAAGCGGTATCCGCACGCCCATCGTGCAGCAAACCAGCCACGCAATGTACCCGTGTCTTGCCATGCGCGGCAACATACTCTACCATGTCGCTCACGCTGACCTCCCGCAGTGAAGTGCTGAGCGTGAATATGGAGCCGTCGGGCACGATCCCGACAACGCCTCCACCTCCTCCCACATTTGGCGGAGCTTCATATTCACCCAGTGCGACCGCGCAGGACAGCGCCTCCCCTTGCACATACCCCTCGGGCGCGTCGTCTCGGAAGTGAGGCGCAAGCTGCTGGGTCCAGCTTTCCATCGCAGCATCGTAGAGCCCGTCCAGCCCTAAGCGCTGCGCCGCGGCCCTATACAACTCCCGAAACGCCTCTTTATCCATCGGCAGCGGCTGATCGACCGCCACCGCGACGTGGTATTTCTCGACCTCATCGGACCAGCCGCGCGACGGCGCTATGTAGGCGCACACCCCGTCCAGTTTCTCGCACAGCATGTCGAACGTAACGGGCTCGTACTTGCTGTCGAAGTCAAAAAGCAGCACGTTGCCAGGCGCGACGACCGTCTCGCCAGCTTTGCGCCCCTGCACCTCTTCGCCGCCATCCGTCACGCCGTCTCCGTACAGGTAGGAGGACACCGCGTAGCGCCGCAGCATCCGCCCCATGTCCTTCATTTGCTCGGCCTCTTGAAAAAAATCTTTATAGTATGTCTTTGTCTCTGAGCGCCCACGGGACGCTGAAAAGTTAATCAACATTGCGCAGAAACTCCTTCGCTAGCTCCCGCATCAGCCGCCCTAAGGACAGCCGATCACGTTCGCACTGCTCAAGAAGATCGGCCTTCACGCTCTCGGGCAGTCTAAATGACAAGACCGCATTATTGTCTGCTGAGCCTGTCGCGGCCCGCCTTACTTTCTCATAATTCATCGTGTTTACCTTTCGTCATTATGTTGTTGACATGGCGTAGACACATAAACTAAGAATATCTCACTGACAACAGTCGATATAAAGGAATGACACAATGTCGAAAATTAAGATCACCACGCCAAAAGGCGAACTGAAGTGGGCTAGCGTAACGGGCGCTGGTAAGAAAGACCTGCAAGGCCGGGACATTTTTTCGGTTGATATTGAGATGAGCGTAGACGTCGGCAAAGACCTGATGGGCGAGATTGACGGCCTCTGGGAGTCCGACAAGCCGAAGGGCGCGAAAGACCCGAAGTCCACAGGCTACCGCGTTGCGGAAGACGGGCAGTCGGTCAAGTTCACGTTCAAGACGAGCGCTGTGTTCCCAAGTGGCGACCCTAAAGAGGTCGCGATCTACGACGCAAAGGCGCAGCGCACCAAGGTCACTGATAAGATCGGCAACGGTTCTATCGGACGTGTGTCTGGTATGGCGTCGGTGTATGATGCTGGCGTGGCGGCGCGGGGCGTGACCCTGTACCTCGACAGTCTCCAGCTAATCAAGCTGGTGCGCTACGAAGAGGCGGCCAGCTTTGCCGTGGAAGAAGGCGACGACGTGTTCACCGCCGACGCTACGTTTGTCGCAGAACACCTGAACTAAAAAACTTACAGGTTTCGGGGCGCACCTGCCAAAAGCGCCCCACATGAGGCATAGCCATGAGAACTATATTTTTCGACACCGAGACCACGGGACTAAGCCCGCACAAGGACCGCGTTGTGCTGTTTCAGTACAAGGTCAACGACGGCCCCACGCACCTGATCCAAAACCCCGACTACGCTGAGTGTCACCGCATTCTGGACAGCGCGGATCGCATCGTGGCGCACAACATTCACTTTGACTTTGGGATGCTGGGCTACCTACCCAAGAGCATCGACCACTTTGACGACACCCTTTACCTTGACCGCATCGCGCACTTTGCGCAGGAGCGGCACAGTCTCGACGTCGTTGCGCAGCGTGTGTACGGCCGCGACATATATGAGGGACTTGATAAAAAGACACTTCAAAAGACTAAGTGGGACAGCGCAGAGCTTACCGAAGAGCAGCTTAGATACGCCACGCTCGACGTGGACGGACTGCCGACCATTTACGAGCAGTTGCAGCGCGACTTCCCCGCGGGGCTGCGCGGCGTTTACAACTTCGACAAGCGCAGCATCATGGTCGGATTGCGCACACAGCGGCACGGGCTGCCCATCCGACACGGCGATCTGCTCGAAGAACGTGACCGCGTTATAGGCGAGGCGCACCGCCTCCAGACGATACTCGCGCCGCTCAACGTCAACAGCCCAAAGCAGGTCACAGCCGCGCTTGGTATAGAGAGCAGCGGCGACCGTGTGCTGGCAGGGCTGGTGGCCGAGGGCAACAAACAGGCGCAGATGATCCGCGAGTGCCGAGGGCAACTGAAATACCTAAATTTTCTCGTCAAGCTGGGCGCGCAAGAGCGGTTCTTCGGGACACTACAGCCCGCGGCGCGCAGCGGACGGTTCACGTCGAGCAAAGAGAACATCCAGAACCTGCCGAGAGACACCAAGCGCTTCATAGGGTCTGACACGAACGTGATCCTGTCCGCTGACTTCGCCCAGCTTGAGTTGCGGACCATCGCGGCCATTACGGGCGACGAGGCCATGTGTGCGTTGTTCCGCGGCGGCGAGGACTTGCACAACTACGCGGCCAAGCAGCTATTCGGCGCTGACTACACGAAGACGGACCGCCAAATCGCCAAGGTGTTCAATTTTAGCTTGCTTTATGGGGCTGGTGTGGCGACCATCGGGCTGATCCTGTTGACACAGACGGGCATCACCCTGCCGACGCACAAGATCACGGAATATAAAAAGAAGTGGCTTGAGGCGTTTCCCGGCATTGCCCAGTGGCAGAAACAGGGCTTCACGCGGCATGAAATGTCTATACCGCACCAAACCCCGCACGGGCGGCCCTACACAAGCAAACGATCAACCGACCACCTGTCTATTGAGAACCAAGGGGCGGGTGCGGAGGTTGCGCGCATCGCGCTGCACCGCATCCACGACACGCTGCCCGAAGGGGCCACGCTGATTAACTTCATCCACGACAGTTACGTGGTGGAGGCCTTTGACGACCCCGACGTTTACCGACCCGCAGCGGCGGCTATGCAAGCCGCTATGGTTTACGCGTGGGAACGCGCGCCGCTTGACCGACGTGGCATCACTATGCCCGTCGAGGTGGGCGTAGCCCACGACCTAAAGAGCGCTGACGCGCTTGATAACTGCATTTACACACTAGGAGAGAACTGAT